AGTTTGTTATCGAGAACGGCGTCAACATCATAAGCGCTCGGTATTCGCAGTCCATCGAAGATATGAAAACGCAAGTTAAAGTAATCGGCGGCGACTCCGACAAAAATCCGATTGTAGCAACGGTCAAAAACGACGCACTCGTTAAAAATTCGGCGTAATGCAGCACCTCGAAAACGCCGACTCGAAGCTAACGAAATCGCAAATCGAACAACTCGCCCGCCAGCTCTTAAAAGAGCACGGAACGATTGACGATGAAGCAACAGTCGAAGCGATCGGCATCGACAGCGTTATTGCCGGCACGTCCGTTTACGTAAAAGAGCCGTTGACCGGAATCGTTGGCGGCTATTACGTCATTACCGACTCCCATCGTTTTGAGAACGGAACGCACACGATGTCTATTACGTTGAGCGCCACGGACGAACTACCGGAACTTGAATATGAAGACGAGGAGGCGAACGCATGACAAAGGAACGGTTAGAGGGCAGCGGCGCAAAACGATTAATTCAACTCATGCGCCAACACGGCTATAACAAAGACGTTAACATCGAGCTGGCAACGGTCACAAGCGCGCCTCCCGACTTAAAAATTAAGGTCGACAACATGAAAGTCGAGCTTGACCGCGATGACTTGATTGTCGCGCAGTACCTAACGAAACACAAACGGCAAGTAAAGATTGACGGCGGCGCAACGGTAGAACTCGAATACCAAGACGAGCTAAAAGTCGGCGACCGCGTAATTGTAGCGTCAGCTAATAACGGTCAACTTTACTTCGTAATTGACAAGGCGGTGATTTACTAATGGCGCTTTCACCTTTACAACCGACAGACGAGCGAGCCGAAGCGACACCACCAACGCCCGAACCTTCGCTCACATACCGACTTGACTACGAAAACGGCACAATCGGCGGATTTATCGACGGCGACGAAGCGCTTCGACAATTCGTTATTAAAGCGATTCAAACCGCCCGATTCCGTTATTTAATTTACGATGACCAATACGGCTCGGAACTCGAAGACTTAATCGGCGCCGACGTAACAGACGCATTTTTAAACGAAGAAGTCCCGCGCGTGATTCGTGAAGCGTTGATTTACGACGATCGAATCGCTGACGTGCGGGATTTTGCTGTGCGCCGCGAAGGCGACGGCGTGTTCGTCGAATTCACCGTCGTTAAGACAGACGGCGATACGTTAACCGAGGAGGTGACGATTTAGTGGCGCAATTTGAAGACCAAACATTCGAGGCAATCATCGAACGCATGTTAGCTCGCCTACCGGACGACATTGACAAGCGACAAGGCTCGGTCGTTCACGATTTACTCGCGCCAGCCGCAGCAGAACTTGCGCAAGCCTATATCGAAATGGACAACGTGTTAAATCTCGGATTTGCCGACACGACATACGGCGAATATCTCGACCGCAGGGCGGCGGAACAAGGGCTAACGAGGAAGCCAGCGGTTAAGTCGACCGGTCGGCTTACGTTTTCGGGACCGGAAGGTACGGTCATTCCGATTGGTACGCGAGTTTCAACGGAAGGCGAAACGCCGGTCTATTTCGTTACGACTACGGAAGGCACGATTGCCGGTGGCACGGTAACGGTAGACGCAGAAGCGGAAGTCGGCGGCGTTAACGGAAACGTAGGCGCGGGCAAAATTACGGTCGTGCTCGGTGATTTATCGGGTGTGGTAACGGTTACGAACACCGAACCTTTCACGGGTGGTATTGACGAAGAAACCGACGAAGAATTATACGAACGCTACAAAGAAAAAGTCACGCGCCCAATCACAAGCGGCAACAAGTATCAATACGAAGCGTGGGCGAAAGAAATTGCCGGCGTAGCTGACGCACGCTGTTACCCACGCTGGAACGGAAACGGAACGGTTAAGGTCGTCGTGGTTGACTCCGAAAAACGAAGCCCGTCAGCGCAAGTCATTCAAGCGGTCGCCGACTATATCGAAGAAGTACGACCGGTTCTCGCAGATGTTACGGTGGTCGGCGTAACGGAAGTGCCGATTAACATTTCCGTCACGGTTACGTTATCAGCGGGCGCTAACCCTTCGGACGTGGAAGCGGGCATTCGCGAAAACATAACGGAGTATTTTAAGAAAATTGGATTCGTTGAAACGGTTGTTCGTTACACGGCGATCGGAAACGCAATTCTTGACGCGAACGGCGTCATTGACTATTCGAATTTAACCGTTAACGGGGCGGTGTCTAACGTCATATTTAACGATGACGAAGTACCGATTCTTGGGGCGGTTTCAATTACGTTTCAATAACGAAGGAGGACGATAAATATGAGCATGAGCGATTACCTTGAAAACGCATTGTTAAACGCAGTTTTACGAAACACACCGTACACAAGCCCGTCGCAAGTGTACGTCGCGTTATTTACAAGCGACCCAACCGACGCGGGCACAGGCACGGAAGTTTCGGGCGGTGGCTACGCTCGTCAACCGGTAACGTTTAATGCACCGTCAAACGGGCAAGTGACGAACGCGGCCGACATCCTTTTCCCGATTGCCACAGCGAGTTGGGGCACGGTAACACACGTCGGAATTTATGACGCAGTGACGGGCGGCAACCTTTTATTCCACGGCGCATTAACGACAAGCAAAACGATTTCGGCAAACGATCAGCTCAAAATCGCAGCGGGCGACCTTTCGATTTCACTCGCGTAAGGCGGTGATTATTCGTGGCTGAAGTTCTAGCGGGCGCTATTGCCGTGAGCAGTAGCGCAAACGCACAGTCTAGCGTAGCTTTAATCGTTAAAAGCGGAGGGGCGCCGGGCGCGACTGCCGCGTTAAATGCGAATTCAATACGAGTGTATTATGGCGGAAGTAATTCGGGCGCGACTTCCGCGTTAAATGCGAATTCAATACGAGTGTATTATGGCGGAGGCGCTTCGACTGGTGTTTCCGCCATATCTGCAATTCCTATACGTCAAAGATATGCGGGATTCGGCGACCAAAGCGTCACCGCCGTTCAAGTTAGCGGCCACAAATATAAAACGACTGGCGCTTCCCTTTCGGTTTCATCAACGTTAGAGGCATATCAAACCGATTTAGACATCGATATATACATTCACGATTATTTGCCTCGATTTTACGGCGACTTCCGGCAAGTCGTCGAAATGCTGAAAACGGAAGCGAGCGAATTTACGCGGTTGCGGGCGTTGTTGCTTGACGTTCTTAATCAGTTTTACGTCGAAACCGCCACGTACGGGCTTGATCGGTGGGAGAAAATTACCGACATCGAATATTTGCCGCAACGCTCGATACCGTCGCGGCGACACTATATTAACGCAAAACTGCGTGGGGTAGGAACGGTAACACCAGCGTTGTTAAAGTCGATTGTTGATGCGTTTTACACAGCGGAGATTTACGAAGAACCTAGCGAATATAAGGTACGAATTAAGCTCATCGGAAAGCGTGGTGTACCTAAAAATCTCGAAGATATTGAAGCGGTAGTAAACGACGTAATACCTGCGCATTTGCAACCGTACTTTGAATTTACGTACTTACCGTGGAGCGAAGTTGAAGCGGCCGGACTGACGTGGGAGCAAGCGGAGCAGTACACGGCGGAAGACCTAGAGGAAGCGTTTTTACTACCGCAAAACTAACGAAAAGGGTGACGGAAAATGAGTAGCGAAAAACATCCGAATTTACAACTGCATAAGTGGGCGCCGACTGATTACGTGAAACGCGAGGAATGGAACGAGAATTTCGGGATTATTGACGATAAAATTGGAATTTTAGAGGAAGAGAAAGCAAATAAAACAGAAGTTGACGCTGAATTCGACCAGCGTAAGTTTAATATTAAAAAATGGGAACATTTAAAGGTTGCTGTTGCAGGTGGATGGGATTGGTCGCCGGTGCTTCAAGCGGCTATTAAGTATGTAATGGAACGTGGCGGAGGAACCATATGGTGTCCTGATGATGACTACACATTTTATGGCGATGTTTATACTCATCCGTCTAATCTGGATATGAATTATAAATATTCACCGATCACCATTGAAGGGATCACACCAGTTTACGCAGATCTATATAACACTACTAAAAAAGTCACTCGATTTATTAAAAAGCAACCGGGAACCTTATTAGGTGTAAATTTCAACGAAACTACCGAGTGTGTAATCCCTTCTGTTTATCGAAATATAACGATTAAGAATATCGCTTTTTTTGGTGGAGGAACTTATGACAGTAAATATCCAGATGTTTTTGCTAGTACAATGGCAGTTATAGGCATTGAAAAAAGAAACGCCGCTATAAATGTAGAAGATTGTTTATTCTGGGCTATGGATTGGGGGATTTATGACCCAGATGTGGTTTTAGGAAAAGATAACTATTGTGACCAATCCACTTACCGTAGATTATATTTTACAAACATGGGTACAGGTTGGATACAGGCTTTTCGTTCAGATTCCACAGTTTTTGAAGCGATTTACGGGTACAATATGGCAAAAACATGCCAGTATGGAATACGCGCTAAAAAAGGCGAGAGTTTTGAAATTACAAAAATCTTATGTGCCGGAAAAGCAATGCACCTTTGCCCGAACTTCAAACTCGTAAGCCTAGAATATTGTAATGTTGTAAGCATAAGGGAAATGTATATGGAGCGAATTGAGGGGTTAGGATTCCATCTAAGTAACTGTAAACAAATTACAATAGATGGTATAGGAGTAAGGCACTACGCCAAGACAATTGGGAAAGGTAATAATAATAGGGGTGTAACCATAAAGAATGTCTATACCCATGTTGAGGAAGGAAAAATATTGTCTCCAAATGACCCCGGAGATTATAGTGTATACGATAGCATTACACCGCCTGCCGATTTTGACTTTGACAATACGAATATAGACATTAGATATGAAAATACCTTTTTTCGTAACGGTGTACACCAAGCAGACGGAACCTTCACGGAAACAACGGCAAGGCTTACACCAAGAATTAATACAGTTTCGAAAGCTGTTTACCAGTTAGGGAAACAGTATATTTTCGATGTAATACACAATGGAACTGATTTTGTAGTGAGTTTAGGTTCTGGACATGTTTCCTTTAGCTCGTTGTTTGCTTCTTCAAATCCTACCTTTAATGAGAAAACGGGAGAAATAACCTTTCCAACAGAC